ACACCATCGCCAGCATCTTGCAATCTTCTTAAGCGCCAGTATATAAAGCTGTACTGATTGCCCGGAGATTGTGGGGTAGGCCATACGTTAATTGTTGGGTAGGCTACGCCTGTGGGTGTTAACGCACCTGATTGTCTGTTTATCCAAACTTGGATAGGTTTACCTAACGCAGTCTTATTAGGGATTGTCGAATAGGTAGAACCTGAAATTCTTGATACTGTTATATCGGATTGATTTTGACCTGTGCCTGTACGTATCACTTGGTCTAGTAAATCAACAGTATCTACGGGCAGGTTGTATACAGCTTGTCCTGTAACCATAGGGATTGAACCCTCTTCTACAGTCCATAAATTTATACCCTTATTTGCCCAGTCCATCAATAAAAGATTTAATGACCTACGGGCAGTTTTGAAATCATATCCACTGCGAAGTTCAGAGCCGCAGCGTTCGAATGCTTCTTCAATAACCTCAGATAGATCAAGATTAAATAATGCTGTACCTGTAGTGGTCATTTCTTAGCCCGTCTATTTTTGGTAAGAGGAGGGAAGCTTTTTACAACTCCCCCTTTCTTCTTAGAGATTTTTTTAGGGTTAATATCACCCATACCTCTGCTACTTCTCACAAGGATGCCCGACAAGTTTAAATTTGGTATCTTTTTTAAGCAGCATTATATACCTCGTTAATGTCATTTAAAGTATAACGGAATTGCCAACCCTTATGTCGCATCGTAGTTTTGGCAGATCGACAGACTTTACTAGCATGTCCATTTATATAAGTAGCGGCGGCTGTTAAAGTGTCAAATTGCATTATACCAAAGTCATGATGGTACCCATATATTTCTTTAGCGTGACTATTTAAAATACCTACTCGCCCTTTTTGAGCATCTAAAAAATTAGGGTGTAAAGGCCGTTGTTTAAAAATAACACTTAATTTAACTTTTGTTTCATCTGACGTTATTTTTCCAGAGTTAGCTAAACTTATAAGTTTTTTAGTTTCTTCACTATGGGTATAGCCTTTTCTAGTTGCAGCCGAACGAACATATGCCTCTTTAGAGTTAGGGCATCCCCGTTTACCTTCACCGCCTTCAGTTAAATTTGTTAATTTAACACCCATTCTTTTTAAACATTTTATTATTCCTATCTCTAATTCAAGCGCTATTGCGTCTGTTGAACATTCAATAATAGAAATACCAATATTTTTAACTCCATATTTAGCCACTGTGCGCATATAATAATTATTTCTAGTTTTATTAGGATTTCTAGCTCGCGCTAATGTTCCTTTACCAACATAAAATATACTATCACTTGGCGTACAGTGGACATAGGTATAATACATTTATCTAAAAACACCTTTTGTTCTGCCCTTAGTTGCACAACCATCAGCAGCTCTTACGAAACCACCTTCTTTATAGCAGCTTCCACCAGCTTTCATTTTTTTAATTACGCCGCCTTTCTTTTTACCGTCTGGCTTTTGTAATTCTTTAGGGATAGTTGGAGATTTACCTTTAGTTATATCATCCACAATCATTTCTGAAGGGGTTTTCTTAACTGTAGCGGAAGAGCGTTCTGTATCAGCAGATTTACGTGCACTCATACTTAAACCGCCCTCTTTCATTTTCTTTACAGGCTCAGACTTCTCGCCTTTAGCGTATTGCATAGGGGTGATCTTACCAGACTTAATGGCTTTAGCTTCTTTAAGCTCTTCGCCTACAGACTCTTTACCTTTAAATAATTTCTTTGGGTCAAACTTTTTAACAGCCATTTCGCCACCTTGTTTAAATTTTTTGCCTTTATCGGCCTGATTAAATTCTTTAGCTACTTTTGCAGGGATGCCAACTTTCTTAGCAAAGGCTGGGTTATGCGCGGCAGCTGCCATTAGATTTCTTTGAGCTTTACTTTTACTTGGCACCGCATTTCCATCTTTTTAATGCTGCTGCCTTACGTGTAGGCTTACCGCTTTCATCTTTCATAGTGCCCTTCATACCTGACATCCGGGCACAAAATGATTTCTTTCTTGGGCCGCCTTCAGGTTGTGGAGCTTTTAAGTTAGAGCCTGTAGCATTGTTATACTTGGCTCTACCTTTTGCTGTTAAACCTGCGCCCTTAGATACAGGTAACTTTTCGCCTCTACCTACTGATAAAACTGGAGCTTTTTTAGTAGCCATTAGTGTTTTAGAAAGTCTAGTATCCAAGCAACCACTGTTGCTACAGATGCGCCAAGTCCACCAACCACCAATAGCAGCTTCCAACCGCCTTTAGCTTCAGATAATGTAATGCTAATATCTCTAAGAGCATCTTTTATCTCTTCAATATCTTTAACCATCTTATCCATGTCAGTTTGTATATGCTTAATATCAGCAGTGTGGGTAGCCAACTCTCGTACTGTTTGCATTGCTGGATCATCTGATCTTTGATGTTCCATACCTTAGCCGTAGAACACAGAAGCGGTTGTTAACGCTGCGGTAGTAACGTATAACCCATTGTAAGCTAAAACACCTTCTCCGGGAATAAGTACATTTGTTGCCCCAATCGCTGCAGGGGCTGTAAAAGAATATAAAGTTGCGCCACCATTGCCGTCAGTAACAACAACAGTCCCACCAGAAGCAAAACTGATAGTTAAACCTTTTAGCCTTGTTCGACCTGTAAATACCGTTGTGCTTGCACCTGCTCCACACGCTGCTGATTTTACGTCTGTTTGCATAGCCATAACTAATCTCCTATATGTATAAAATCAAGGGCGGGTTTATGCGTTCTCGTTTAAGGCCAAGGTCGATCAACTCTGGCCCCCTAGACTAATTAATTATTATGCGTCAAACGTAGTTGAACGATCATCAGGCTGTGCGTAAATCAAAGTTACGACAACAGAACCTGCAGTAGGTTGACCTACAGAAGTAATAGTAGTAACAATAGCAGAACAAGCTGATTCACCAGTGATGGCACTAGATACGTCTAATGTAGTTGATTGCATAGCAAGAAGCTGTGCAGCAGTAAAAGTAGGGGTAGTTCTCGCTAAGGTTTTAGCGTTAACACCAGAAGCGTATTCAGTACCAGCAGCGGTTTTACCTACAGTTAATGTAGCAGAGGTGGCTGAGTCAAAGGCAACTAAGACATCAACAACAACATTAAGTAACTGGCAGCCAGAAGGTAAGTAGTTAGTAACAGTTGAAGTTAAAGTAGTATTGAAAGGAACAACTTGGATTTGCTTTAAAACAGTTGTACCAGTGTTTTTATACTGGTTGTACTTGATAGTACCTGATTTGACTGGGCCTGAGAATGTAGTACGTGACATATTAGTTTCCTTCATAGAAAGTATAAGTTTAGTAGTCTTCTATGTGTCAGCGGGGGCTGTCTACTAAACCGAATTGTTCCCCGGTATGAAGGTACTTATACTACGTATTGGCTATTCGTGCAAGTTTATTTTATTTGACTTCTGCAGATATACTATAGCTTTTTTTAGTATGCTAATATCATCTTTAAAACTCCCTAATGCCCTATTGCACGGGCCACACAATAACCCCCTGACCGCACCAGTTGTATGGCAATGATCGACAGGCATATGTCTAGGGACACCCAAACTATCTACATCAGTTTCAATTTTCTCACATATTGCACAAGCATAGTTTTGCACTGCAAGTATTTGTTTATATGTTGCATAATCCATACCATACATCTTTTTTAAATCTGCATTTTTTGCCTTTTCTGGGTTATTTTTACGCCATTCCCTAGCATAATCAGCTTTATCTTTAGACGGGTATGTTTCTTTCCATTCCCAATTTGTTGGGCCAAGAGGCATATTTATATCTTTTTTACGAAGAATGCAACCGTTAGGTTTGTCCCCAACACATTCTGTAAATTTCCAAAAATCTTCTACCCATTCATCTACAAGTGCATTATTAGCTTTCCGTTTATGCCATTGATATGTTTGGTATAAAGGGTGTTTTTCCCTAGCACCCCAATCTTGTTGTCGGGTTTGCTCAACACTGCCGTGTCGTGCATACCTAAAAAGGTGTTTTGCACATAATTCTGACTTTAGTGTTTTTTGTTTGTCAGTACAGCCAGAAACTTTACATTCAGGGTGTAATGATTTTATATGTGATCTATAGTGAGAACAGCATAATGTCCCCCTATATACTTTTGATGTGCAGTTTGATATAGAACAAAAATGGGCCAACATGGCCCGCCCTTGTTCATAATGTTTCCTACATAACCCTTTTGAAAAAACAGAGTTATTACAACTTTTTTCAGAACAATCTACGTACCCCATAAAACCTCCTAAGAAACAATATGGGGTAGTGTATCAACTTATCCCTTTACTGTCAAGCGCCGGTCGATCCGTACATGGACAAAGGATCGGAATAACCGAACGAGTATCTTTCGCGACTGCGGTACCTTACATTTCCCGTATCAAAGTCACCGCTCATGTCATTCGTGATAGGAGCACGGACAAAATGCTTCATACCATTAGGCACATCAGTGGTTAAGAACCAACCATTAGTGTCAGTCAAGAAATGGTTTATCGCGTAGCCTTGTGGGATAGCGCCATTGCTCTTTAATGCGTTCAAGTCATTGTCAGCGGTACCAACACGTTGTTCAGTTTCTAACAAACGAGTAGCAACGAATTGCAATGCAGGTGGAACGATCAACTTTTTAGGTTTAGCAGCAATCAATAGGCCACGTTCATCAGTCCATGCAGCGATTTGGATAACAGCCGCTTCTAAAGAAGTTTCGTTTAAATCAGCAGGGGTAGAAGGAATGTTGCTGTTAGTAGCGCCATTAACTAAAGGGTGAGCAGAAGAG